CCACGTTTGTTGTTAAAGTAGTTTTTAGTTACAGCCACAGCAGGGTAATGAATTGTCAAGTTGGCGCTACGAGCGACATGGTCCTCGTGGCTCTCCAGTACAGTGATACGATCCAAGAACATCAACTTGATAGCATGTTGCCAGTTGATAATACTCAGCGGCAGTATGCTGATTGGCTCGTAATTAGAATTCAGTAATAGACAATTCATGTTAAATATATTTACTATGAGCAAAAGTTTAGAAGCAGTAATTGTTAAAAAAGCGCATCAGATAGAAACCTATACTGAGCAACAGGTATTAGAGTTTGCGAAATGCGCGGATCCGGTCACGGGCCCACACTATTTCATGAGCAACTACTTCTATATACAGCATCCTACCAAGGGTAGCATACAATATCATCCGTTTGAGTTCCAGGAACGACTACTCGATACATACCATAATTATAGATTCTCTATTAGTCTAATGCCTAGACAAACGGGGAAATCTACTAGCGCCGCAGGGTATTTATTATGGTACGCAATGTTCATTCCTGATAGTACTATCTTGGTAGCCGCACACAAGTATCTAGGCGCACAGGAGATCATGCAACGTGTTCGCTATGCCTACGAAAATTGCCCTGACTTTATACGAGCAGGGGCGACCAACTACAACAAAGGTAGCATAGACTTTGACAACGGCAGTCGTATAGTCGCGCAAACCACAACAGAAAACACAGGTCGTGGTATGAGTATTTCTCTACTATACTGTGATGAGTTTGCGTTCGTTCGCCCTACTATCGCAGAACAGTTCTGGACTTCTATCACGCCAACACTATCCACTGGTGGTAAATGTATTATTACTTCTACTCCAAACAGCGACGAAGATCAGTTTGCGCTGATCTGGAAAGGTGCTAATAAGTGCGTGGATGAGTTTGGCAACGAAACGGAACTAGGTGTAAACGGATTCAAATCATTCCGCAGTTCTTGGCAAGAGCACCCAGACCGTGACGACAAATGGGCCGCAGAAATGCGATCACAACTGGGTGAAGAACGTTTCCGCCGTGAGATGGAATGTGAATTTATTATCTTTGACGAAACACTGATCAGTGCTATAACATTATTTGAGCTGGGCGGAATTGAACCCATTGAACGGCAAGGACAGGTACGCTGGTACAAAAAGCCTGAGAAAGGATGCACATACTTGGTCGCATTGGATCCTAGTCTGGGCACAGGCGGAGATCATGCGGCCATGCAGATATTTGAGTTGCCTAGATTCAAACAGGTTGGAGAATGGCAACATAACAAAACGCCAATACAGCGACAAGTGGCCATCCTTAAAGAAATTACCAGTTACCTGGTAGACACCGCAGGATCAACACAGGTATACTACAGCGTAGAAAACAACACGCTAGGAGAAGCCGCGTTGCAGGCCATTGCCGAAATTGGAGAAGAAAATATTCCAGGCATTTTCCTAAGCGAGCCGCATCGTGCAGGATCAGCCAGGACCTATCGCAAGGGCTTCACCACACTGGCCAAGAGCAAACTAGCGGCCTGTTCCAAGTTCAAGAACCTGGTGGAAACTAAAAAGCTAACAATAGCAAGCAAGAACCTGATCAGTGAGCTCAAGAACTTTGTTGCTGTAGGAACCAGTTTTAAAGCAAAGATAGGAGAAACAGACGATCTTGTTATGGCCACACTATTGATAGTTCGAATGGCGCAAATAATCAAGGAATATGACGCTCAAATGGACTCAGAATTGCGAAATACCCTGGAAGATTTCATTGAACCAATGCCATTTATTAGTTTGTTCTCTTAAGCTAAATACACATTATTGGAATAAACAAGATGTCACGTGAAATAGAAAAAATCGCCGAAGACCTGTTCGAAAAAGTACGTAGTAGATTTGAGAACATCAGCCTGGGCGACGAAAATGCCAAAGCATGTAGCGACCCAGAAAAAGCTCGTTTTTTTAGTTTTAACTATTCTGTTGACGGCAACAATCACGGCAATGTAACCATCAGTCTCATTGATGAAAACAGTCTCAAAGTTTACTTCAGCAAAAACATCAGCAACAAACTCGACGATTCGGAAAAAAAGCAATGGTATGCTTTCCTAAAAGACCTACGTTTTTTTGCAAAACGAAACCTATTAACCTTTGACACAAGAGACATCACACGTAGTAATCTAAATATCAAGGACTTGAAACAGGTAGGAAAATCAGATGCTACATTGGACACAAAGGACTTGACCATGAACGAAAGCCGTATGTATGGCACAACCAAACACAGTTTTGAAAACATCGGAACTGCACGTTTACGTATAGTACACACTGAGAGTGTGAATCCAGAATTGCGTGGCGCAAGAGCAAGACACATAAATGCAATCTATGTAGAAAACGCACAAGGCGAAAGATTTAAACTAGAACACAATAAACTGAGTGGTGCCCGTGCGATGGCACGACACATCTCAGAAGGTGGCATTCCTTACGATGATGTTGGTCAACACATCAATGGTATGATCCAGGAAATGAGCGAACTAGGACGGTTTGTTCGAGTAATGAGCCGTCGTACATTTGAGGACAGCACAGCGAACACAATGGTTACTGCGGCCTCAAACTATTATCATGGCATGAACAGACAGCTGAACCATCTTAAAGGCACACGGGCATATAAATCATTCTTAGAAAATTTTGAACCACAGGCAAAGCAACTAGACGAAGTAGATGTAAACGAATTAAAAGAAAAATTTGTTAAAAAAATATTCGACGATCGCATGATGGCGGCTTTACCACATGTACACAAGGCCTATCAGCTACACGAGCAAGCACAGCAACGACAAGTTGACCTAGTCAAAGATGTAGTAGAGAACCGTGCTCCCCTTAAGCTACTTGCCAACGAGGGCATGGACGAATATATACGGGCTCTTAATTTTAGCGATAAAAACGAACTAGTGGTAAAGGTGCTCGAAGACATAGCACAGCGAGCCATTGCAATTCCAGAAGTTGCAGAGTTTGCTAAACACTGGTCAATAAACTACAACAACGTAACAGAAGACAGCTCACAAGCAATCAGAGAAAACCAAGCACTGGCAGTTAAATTGGCAACACATTATCTCAAGGATCTACGCAATCTCAAAGAGGGATTGCGTATCCAGGCAAACGAAGTTGACTATATTGATTTCGACGATGGCAGTGAAATAATCGAAGAAGGCACATGGTCACTTCCAAAAACTGCTCAGCAGATGCAGGACCTACAAACACTACTGGCAAATCCATTGCCGGTTGGTGTGGATGCTGAGAACGCCACTGGCGCATTGTATGATCTATTAGGTGATGATGATTTGTTTAATTCACTAAGTGATCTAGCAGAAATTTCCGGACCCAAGGCAGATGCTCGCGATGCGATTAAACAGTATATTAAAAACGACCTGCCAGGATTGTATACCAAACTTGGACTCGATGACTCAACAATAGATCAAGATCCTACACAACAACAGCAACCAGGCCAACCTCCACAAGCAGGCGCACCTGCAACAGCAGAGCCACAAGATCCAAATGCTGGCACCACAGGCGGAACCGGAATGGATAGCCCAGCTGGTGCCAACACAGCACAAGAGAGTGTGGACCGACTGGTTCGACTGGCCGGAATCAAATCCATTCTTATAAAATAATCAACTCAAACTGATATCACCAAAGGCGCATTTTTTGCGCCTTTTCTCTTGCTATCATAAATATTATTGTTATATACTAGCAGGGTGCTAGTTTATATCTAGGCACATAAAGACCATCTTAAACTATAAAGGAAAATTATCATGGCTACATCTCTCGCAGAAATCCGCGCAAAACTACAAGCGCAAGAAAGCCGCACAGGCGGTAACTCAACAGGTGGCGACAACGCTATCTATGCTCACTGGAACATTGCAGAAGGTTCCACAGCAAAAGTCCGTTTTCTTCCAGACGGCAATCCCAAAAATTCTTTCTTCTGGGTCGAACGTCTAATGATCCGTTTGCCATTCGCTGGCATCAAAGGTCAAGCAGACAGCAAGCCTGTTATCGTACAAGTTCCATGCGTGGAAATGTATGGCGAAGCATGCCCTGTACTGGCAGAAGTACGCACATGGTTCAAAGACAAGAGTTTGGAGGAAATGGGTCGTAAGTATTGGAAAAAGAAAAGCTACTTGTTCCAAGGCTTTGTACACGACAACCCAATCAGTGATGACAAGACACCGGAAAATCCAATCCGTCGTTTCATTATCAGTCCTCAGATCTTCAACCTTATCAAGAATGCGTTGATGGATCCTGAAATGGAAAATCTGCCAACCGACTACACCGGCGGACTTGATTTCACTATCAAGAAAACTTCCAAAGGTGGATATGCCGACTACAGCACAAGTAGCTGGGCACGTAAAGAGTCGTCATTGACATCAGCTGAACACGAAGCAATCGATAAGCATGGATTGTTTAACCTTGCAGACTTCTTGCCCAAGAAGCCTAGCGATGTTGAGCTCAAGGTTATCAAGGAAATGTTTGAAGCTTCTGTTGATGGTCAAGCATATGATCCAGATCGTTGGAGTCAGTACTACAAGCCAGCTGGCTTTGCAGGTGGTGACCGTCCAGCCGCATCTAGTGCGCCAGTCGCACATGATGATGCAGAAGACGATGTTCCAGTGGCCAAACCTGCCGCGGTAGCTAAACCTACCATTGCAGAAGATGACGCACCTGAAGCAGAAGCACCAGTAGCGGCCAAGCCTGCATCTAGTGCCAGAGCCGAAGACATCCTAGCGATGATTCGTAACCGTCAAAAGCAGTAAACGGCTACAGTGGGCGAGCTTCTCGCCCACTAATTCAACTAGGAGAATAATATGGCTAAACCATTCGATCTGAGTAAATTCAGAAAAAGTATTACAAAAAGCATTGACGGTATTTCCGTAGGCTTCAACGATCCAGACACCTGGATCTCCACAGGCAACTACACACTAAACTATCTCATCTCCGGAGACTTTAACAAAGGTATTCCGATGGGCAAGGTAACTGTGTTTGCAGGTGAGTCTGGTGCAGGTAAGTCTTTTATTTGTTCAGGTAATTTGATTCGTAATGCACAGGCACAAGGTATCTATCCTATCCTGATTGATACTGAAAATGCGCTGGACGAGGACTGGCTCAAAGCACTAGGTGTTGATACCAGTGAAGACAAACTGTTGAAACTTAACATGGCCATGATTGATGATGTGGCCAAGGTTATTTCAGACTTTGTAAAAGAGTACAAAACACTACCAGAAGACCAACGTCCCAAGGTACTGTTTGTAGTTGATTCGCTGGGTATGTTGCTAACACCCACTGACGTTAATCAATTTGAAGCAGGCGAGATGAAAGGCGATCTTGGTCGTAAACCCAAAGCTCTTACTGCTCTAGTAAGAAACTGTGTTAACATGTTTGGCGCACTAAACATTGGCTTGGTTGCTACCAATCATACCTATGCTAGCCAAGACATGTTTGACCCGGATGACAAAATCAGTGGTGGACAAGGCTTTATCTATGCCAGTTCAATCGTTGTTGCTATGCGCAAGCTCAAGCTCAAAGAAGACGAAGATGGCAACAAGATTAGCGAAGTAAAAGGTATCCGTGCGGCCTGCAAGGTTATGAAAACTCGCTATGCCAAACCATTTGAAAGTGTTC